TTGAAGTTGGTAGTGATTTGGTTGCCTGTAACAGCCAAGTTACCTGTGCCGTCACCAGCGTTAAAGCTGTGTGTTCCAGCGAAAGCGTTCAAAGAACCCATACGACGACCACCAGTTGTAGCAGTGCCAGGGTTAGTGATAGCTGTGCCAGCTTGACCAGCATACTTTGTGCCGATTTGGTCGTTACGAACCAATTGTGCTTCAACGTCAAACATCAATTCGATCAATTGCTTGACTTCTTGATATGCTTGAGGATCACCACCAGATTGTTCAACTGCACGAGCAGTGCCTGTAGCACCAACTGTGGTTTGGAAAATCTGTGTGTAGTTACCCAAGTTAGCACGTTGGTTAGACTCAGCATTGGCTGCACTAACTGCGGCACCTTCAGGAACTGCTTGGATCTGTGGTTGACGATAAACGTCGTTTGTCCACAAAGGCAAAGTAGAAACTACTTTACGCTTTTTTGCCATACACATGTTTAAAACAGGTGTGTCATCCTTAACGCGGTTTGATACGTCTAAATCTAGATCTTTTACGACGATGTCTGTTTGGTATGCGCCTGTGCCGTTACCAATCGCCGAGGTTGTAATAGTTGCCATTATAATCTCCTTATATATTAGGCTCTAATCTTTAACGTCTTGTTGCTCGCATGTTTTGTAAGCGGGCTACAAGCAAGTTATCTGCGGCTTGAGTTGCCTCTTTGCCGCGACCTTTGGCTTTTTCACGAAGATTAGACTCGTTGTCTGAGTTGCCACTGGGCATGGCTGTTCCAGCTTTACGGTTTGTCAACACAGCAATACTGCCACCTGCTGACTTGCCTTTGGGTCGGTCACGATACTTTAGTCCGTCTCTAACAAGTGCAAGCAAATGCTCATCACTTGAGATCAAGTCTATGTTATCTACACCGGGCACTAACTGACGTTTTGCGCCTTCCCATCCTTTTGCTACTTTGTCACGAATCTCATTGTAAACATAACTGTTACGCAATTCTTTGTCTTGAAAATTCTTTCGATTAGTTTCAAGCACTTCCTGCACCTGTTGCTTGCGGATTTCGTAAAACTGATCCACATTTGGCTTCAACTGTCCAATCGTTGCACTCTGTTGTTGAATGTAACGTTCGTTCTGTTGCATGGCCGCCTGGATACGTGCTACTGCAGCCGGATCCTGGGTTGACGCTAACTGTTGCTGGAAGGTAGTTTGGTAACTTTGTGTTTTCAATATTTCATCGTAAGCCTTTTGCAGCTGGGGACGAACTGTAAACTCCATTGCTAGTAGTAAGCCTTCAGTTTCTGAACGTTTGGTATTTAAATACTCGTCAAAATCTGCTCGCTCAACTTTTAACTGCCTTGCATCTTCGCTAATTGCAGCTCCTTGGCCTAATATGCTTGCAGCCTTCTTGGCGTCGATAATGACTTCTTTGCCATTTCGCATAAACTTGAACTTGGCGTTCGGGTTTGTGTTTGCAAAATCTAAAAAATCTATTAATTCATCGCTAGTCGAATCGGCAGTGCTTACCTCTTCAGGGGCATCTACATCATCGTGGCCTTCAGCATCATATGCTTCCGTTGCTTCAACTTCTGGCTCGGCGTTGTCGTCTAGGACTTCAACTCCTTCGGGTGCCACAGGGGCTGACTCTGCTGCCGCAGTGTTAGAACCTGTCTCGATGGGCTTAGTAGCAGGAGTCTGATTACGCATTGCGGTCATCTTCGCGGCTATTGAATCCAAACCTGGATCGACTTTGTGGGCAGGGACCGTCTCCGATGGGAGATTAGGTCTGTCCTGGACTATTGCATCCATACTTTACCTTTCTTATGTGTTGGGCTCTTGAGATTTCTCTTGCAGAGTTACCACACGGTTTTTCAATACAACTTGCCTTTTCAGCAGGTTGATAAATGTGTCCATGGCATTGAAATGATTCGCAAACGCTACACGTCGTGCATTGTCTTCTGCGGTGTGTCCCGTAACTTCTACTAGATAATCCATATTCTCTAGTTGGAACTGTCGCACAAACAAAACAAAGTCCCTATTCTTCAATAGGTTCTCGGCAGCACTGCCCAACTGTTTGACTCTGTCAGCAGCTGCTGGTGTGAGTTTACTGAGTTCGGTAGCACTAACAAGGCGGTTATTAAACGCCTCATATACGTCTTCGTTTACCATTTCAATTCCAATCTATTAAGTTTATTTATACTAAGCGTAGGCAGTGGCCTTGTGTTCACCAATAAGGGCAACACCTTCCAACTGCTTGCTGGCACTAGTGCCCTGTATATCGGCTTCGATCTCGCTTGCCCGTGCAGTATCCAATTTGGCTTTTGCCACTTTGGCTTGGTCATCAGTACTAGGTCCTTGGCCCTTCTTGTATTCTTGTGCCGATTTGATCATTTCTAATACTTCTTCTTCTGTGGGCAAATACATGTTGGCATCTTTTACACCCAAAGCATACAAGGTATCTTCGTAAGGTTTACGCATCTTCTTGAACATGGGCGGTGTCAATGTGCCCTGTGCCACAAGTGCTTGTGTTGTGGTGTATAACTGTTGTTGGCTTTGTTGTATGATCTGGTTACGTTGGATTTGATTCTCATCACTACGCATACCCAGAGCAAGATCAATATGTATCATCTTGCGATCATTGTAACTCATGTCTTCAAAGTTTTTGTAGTCTAGGAATTCGGGCTTGCCATCAGGATGAAATTCTGCGGCCAGCTTCTTGACGCCGTAATCATCACCATATTGTATCAACGTGCGCCATACCAACCAAATGGCTTCTTTCAAACCCTCTGCCGAATTCTTCACACAGTTGTCCTGTATGATCTGATTTGGTGTCAAGGCCATTTGCAGTTTGATACCCGAATTGCCCGGTGCCATAACTTCGGGATTGAACACATCGTTGGGAGTGGTCATGCCCACCATGGCCATTGTGTCTTGTTGAATACGGTTCATAGCAGTATCAATGAACTGCAAGTTACCGTTGGGCAAGGGCAAGGGATAAATGTCCTTGGCAGGATCAAACTTGCTATCCAAGATAAAGATTGCGGCCTCGCCGTCTTGTATCATTTCAAAGTCTAGTTTGTCGGGCTTGACACCAATACGTGGGGTGGCCTGTAACAAGCCCATCATGATTTCGGCTCTGTGTCCCGCTGTTGCATACTCTTGCATGGGCACAACCGATTCAGCAATGCTCATACCATAGAAGTTTTGCGGCAAGGGCTTGGGACACATGTTGGCAATGGGTATAAATTCTACTTCGCGTGCCGATATGATGTATTGTCCACTAAAAATCAATTCTACTAGTTCTAATTCACCGTCACCGTCGATGTCGTAACGGTTGTAAACTGTCAATACTGTGACTTGACGTGCTTCAGGTTCTTGTGCGGCATAGCCCTGGGCGGGTAAACCATTAATTGGCACTGAATCACGTGCGTGTAGCGCAAGGTTGTTCAATAATGAACCTGCTTGATATGCACCCACGTTGCTATATGCGGCATATACCTTAAATTGTTCTAAGTCAATGTCAGGATACAGTTCTGTGGCTTCCTGTATGCTCATGGGCTTGTAGTATCCACAGAAGGGTTGTTCTGTAATTGATATAACAGTGGGGTCACACATCCAATAATGTTGTGCAATGGGTCTAAATTTGACATTTAGGTTGTAACCAGTTAGTTTATACCGGGCTTCGTATATGGTGTTGCGTGTGATGCTGGCGTTTAGTTCGTCTTCGGCATCTACTAATTCTACATTGGGCGCTTCTTCCATCATCATGTCAAAGTCTCCGGCGGCTCCGGCTTGATGTGCATCAATGCGTTGATCCAATTCGGCTTGGCGTTGTTCTTCGGGCAGGCCTTGCACATACTGTTGGGTTTCGGCTAGCACCTTTTCCATGTCCACTGTGACCTTACGACGGCTTTGACGTAGCACTTTTAGGCCTGACTCTTCGGCTTGTTGCTCAAATGCTTTTAATTGGTCAGCAGTGCCCTGTGATGTTACATAACGCATGATACTTTCACGCATGGGACTCACCATCATCTCACCGTTCTTGTGTAGTGCAGCATCCATGACCCAGTGTTGTAGGATTTGATGTGGATCATTGTTTTGGTTAATAACCTTGTGCACCATTTCTGTGGCCTGTTTGGCTGCGGCAGCATCTGCTTCATTGTCGGGCACAAATTCAAATTTGATTTGTCCGTTCTGTGCCAAGCCCTTGGTTATCACCGCCGACGCATAATCCACTATGGGTTTTACCACAGGATGAATATAGTCAATGCCGTTTACTGGCTCTGTTGACTGTGTCACTGCCAACACTAGGTAGTGATAATCCGACGCCCTGTTGATATTGTTTTTAGTAGCAAGCAAGCGCAAATTGGCTGCACATTTGGCCTGCAACAGGCTATACATCTTCACGAAACGAGCCATCATGCCCTTGTGATTGTTTAAGTTGCTAATGACTACATTTTTTATATCCAACATGGATGTGATCCTATCATATTATCTATTATTTAGTGTGCTTTAACCCTGTGGGTTATGAGGTTGCTTCCAGCTGGGCAGACTCTGTGCTTGATTCCATTTGGCAGCCTTGACTTGATGTCTGTAGTCACGCATACGTTGTTGTGGACTGCGTCCATCCCAGGGTTCGGCAATGCCATTGAGGCATCCTAGTAAGGCATAACGTGCCGAATCAATGCAGTCATCGGGATCACTGAAGCGTCCCTTCTCATCAACAAAGTAGTTTTGTGCTTCACGCAAAAACTCCACACAGTTTTCGTTGACATGCAGGGTGCCAATCTCCAGCATCTGACGCATCACGTTGACACCATAACTTTTATGGTTGTTTCTGCGTCCCTGTTCATCAGGAGGATTCATTATGGGTTCGGCAATGACATTTAATTCGTATTCTTCAAACAGTTCACGTATGCTCTGACTGGTCATGGTGTAACGGCCCGGGGTGACAGCGTCCGGTGGCAACACTATGGGTGTGCCAAACACTTCGGGACGCATGAGGTGATTGATGTAGTTCATGGGATTGGCTTCTTCTACACCCTTAACAATGATCTGTGTGTGCAACCATGCTTCCTGCTCGTCGGGATGCCAATACATGAGCGTGATCACAGTCTTGTCGTTTACAAGGCCCAGGTCCAAAGCAATAACACGCCTAATACCAGTAGTGTTACGCAGGTCGTAATCACCTGTTCGATAAGTAGGCCAATTTCGGATTTGAAACACTGCGCCCTTGCCCATAACAGGCCTACCATTGCGACGAGCGTCACGCTCATGAGGCAAGTAGTCACGCTCCAATTGACGTCGTGTCTCATTAAGCAAAAACGGTTCGCCCCAAGGATCATATTCTGGCACGTCATCCCAAGATACTCGTATATGTTCATAACCTTCCTCATGATTCCAAAACTTGCTTACAAGTCCATTAAGGCCTTTGAGCGGAGTAAACGAGCAAAGCACTTGTCCTTGTGTGGTGGCAGTTCGCGTAACTATCTCACTAAAGAAGTCGTCAGGGGGCTGTTCGTCAAAGATGGCCAGGTTAAGTTTGAAACCTTGCATCTGACGCACTTCTTGTGTGTAGTTGGCA